ATTGCTATGATAAACACACTGAACGATGATCTCAATCGTATCATCGAAGAAGCTTACGGAGTAGAGATGAATGTGCCTCTATTATTAGAAGCAAAAATCGGTCCGAATTGGCTTGACACTAAGGACGTTTAGTGTTATAACTACGACTCTTTGAAACTGTGTAAATGTGAAAGGATACACAATGAGTAACAATCAAATCGCACTGGCTACAGAAGGTAAATCATTGGCAGAGATGATGGGCCTGGCTGAGAACTCAAGTGGTAAGCGTTCAATGCTACCTCGCTTCAGTCAAATCCATTCGCCTGTCAAAGGTGAGATTGAAGTCAACGGCAAGACTATTAAAGTCGATGCCATTCCAGCTGGTGCATACAAGCTTACACAATCAGACGACAAGATCGTGTACGCTACAAACCCGAAGGTTCGCATCTTTGCCCAGCGCCAGCAGTGGACACGTTGGGACTCTCAAGCTAACGAGATGATCAAGACTGTTCTAGTTAACAACTTGAATGGTGACCTAAAGGATAACACTGGCGGCTTCAACGCAGGCCGACCATCAGGCTATGTCGAAGACTTCAAGTCTCTACCTAAAGAGACACAGCAGTTGATGCGTGACACTAAGCGCACCAAGGTAGTCTTCGGTACTGTAGTGATGGAAGGTGCTATGGACGAGCAGGGTAATCCTATTGATGATTCATCTATCACAGCACAAGAGATTCCATTTGTGTTGGACGTGAAGAGCCGTGGTTCTATCAAGGCTGTTGATGATGCACTCAAGAAGATTGAGCGTAAGAATGCACTGCCTTTGCAGTACTACCTTACACTTGGTGCTGATCTACACGAGATGCCTAACGGTAGTGAGTACGCTACATTCACGCTTGACCTTGCAGACAAGCACGAGCTAGACGAGTCAGACAAAGACATCTTGGATAGCTTTATGGATTGGATTGCAGGGATGAACGGTTACATCAATGACCAACACGAAGAGCGTAGCGGTGGCACTATGTCAGCTAAAGCTGAAGCGGTGATCAACGACATCGTGGAAGTCGAGGTTGCAGCAGAATGAACCACACAGCTGAGCTAGCACTACACACATTCCTACAGAAAGCACTTGCGGGTGAGACTACAGTTGATGAAGCTGTGATCGAACAGGTAGGTAAAGACGTAGCGGATGCTGTACGTAAGCAGTTCAGCGGCGGTCCACGTGACGAGTTTAAACTACGGATGTCCAACCTTGGGCGTCCGACTTGTCAGTTGTGGTTCGAGAAGAATGACCCTGAAGATAAGACACCATTTCCTCCACACTTCCTAGTTAATATGATGCTAGGGGATATTGTAGAGGCGGTGTTCAAAGGGTTACTTCGTGCTGCTGATGTAGAGTTTACGGATAACGAGAAGGTTGTACTCACTCTGTCTGACGGTACAGAGATACAAGGTGAGTACGATATGGTTCTTGATGGTAAAGTAGATGACGTTAAGTCTGCATCTCCTTGGTCATACAAGAATAAGTTCAAGGACTTTGAAACACTAGCACAAGGCGATAGCTTTGGTTATGTAAGTCAGCTTGTAGGTTACGCTACAGCAGCCGACAAAGAGGTTGGCGGTTGGTGGGTAGTCAATAAAGCTAATGGGGAGTTCAAGTATGTTGACGCTGGTAATGTTAACGTTGATGAGCAACTACAGAAGATTGAAAAGACGGTAGAGTATATACAGTCTGATCAACCATTCGAGCGTTGCTTTGATGCAGTACCTGAAACGTATCGTAAGAAAGCGTCAGGTAATCTTGTTCTCAACTCTGCGTGTAAGTTCTGTGCATACAAACATAAGTGTTGGCCTAATATGAAGACTGAGCCATCACGTGTATCACAGGCTGCAGAGAAACCTATGGTAGACTATGTGTTTATAGGAGATGAACTTGCCAGCGAAGAGACATAACCCTCGCAGGTATCGTAGTGGTCTGGAGAAAGTTGTAGCTAAGTTCTTGAAGGACAAACAAAAGAGGTTGAGATATGAAGACCTCAAGATTGACTGGAAGGACTTACGCTATAGAACTTACACTCCAGACTTTGTACTAGACAACGGTATCATAATCGAAACTAAGGGTATCTTTGATAGTGAAGACAGGCGTAAGCACGTAGCAGTACGAGAGCAGCACCCTGAGTTAGACATCAGGTTTGTATTTAGTAACGCTAACGCTAAGCTGTACAAGGGGGCCAAGAGTACGTATGCAGTCTGGTGTAAGAAGCACGACTTCAAGTATGCACACAGGGTGATACCAGAAGAGTGGTTAGCAGAAGAAGGTGATCCACTTAAAACTACACACATTAAACTAGAGGTAGAGAAAGATGAGTGAGATAGACAGGAATGAGATAGCTGTAGTGATGCGGCCTACAGGCTTAGTCGATGGAGAGTACACTACAATATCTGTGGGGCTTATGGTTCACGAGGATTGTGTACTAGATGATGATACCTATGGTAGGCTATTCAATGCAGCTAGCTTGATGGCTAGTCTGTTTGACCTAATGGAGGAGCACCCACAGCTTATGCGTATGGCGGTACAGAGGCGTGATGAGATAGCTCAGACCGACTTCTTAGAGACTACAGAGTTAACACCCTTTACTAAAACATATGGGAGTGCCTAATGAACAAACGTTTTAGTGTGACATTTGTTCTTGAAATAGATGAGGATAACAATTTACTATCCTCTGTAGAAGAAGCACATATTGATGATGTGTATGATTTAATTAAAGACTTATTCTACGATGTAGATGATGTCGAAGCAGAAAACATAACAGTTAAGGAGAGACTATGAGTACGTTAAGTGATGGCGACTTAGAAGCGTGGGAATATTATAGTGACGTGTACAGTAAGAAAGAGATGGGATTAAATGCATACCAAAAGGCAGCAGCCAAGACAGCCATTTACAAAGCCGAGCATTCTATTCTGTATCCTGCGCTGGGCTTGGCAGGTGAAGCAGGGGAAGTAGCAAACAAAGTAAAGAAGATGCTGCGTGATGGTGACTTTGATCGTCAAGCTATCTCAGCAGAGATCGGTGATGTGCTGTGGTATATTGCTGCACTATCACGAGACTTAAATATTAATATGCACGACTTAGCTATGAAGAATTTAGAGAAGCTCTACGGACGTAAAGCACGTGGCACACTACAAGGATCAGGAGACAAAAGATAATGACATTACGTAACGACATTGGACCAACAATAGATATATCAGAAGAGATTCACGCAATGAAGTATCGCTCAAAGGGCGAGACATTTCGTGAGGCAATGACACGTGTAGCTGAGGCATTGAAGGATGATGAGGGGCACTTTAATAACTTCCGCACAATCCTCTATGAGCAACGCTTCCTACCTGCAGGACGTGTACAATCAGCTATGGGTGCACCTCGCCGTGTGACACCGTACAACTGCTTTGTGTCTATGACTATTGAAGATAGCATGGATGGTATTATGGAAGCAGCAAGACGTGCAGCAGAGACTATGCGTCTAGGTGGTGGCATTGGTTATGACTTCAGTACACTACGTCCACGTGGTACCTTGATTAAATCACTAGAGTCTAAGTCATCTGGCCCTATCTCATTTATGGGTATCTTTGATGCAGTGTGTAGAACTATTGCATCAGCAGGTCACAGACGTGGAGCACAGATGGGTGTCCTACGTGTTGATCATCCTGACATTGAAGAGTTCATCACAGCAAAGAACAACAGTGATACACTGACACAGTTCAACATCTCTGTAGGTGTGACTGATGAGTTTATGACTGCAGTTAAGGATGACCTAGAGTTTGACTTAAAGTTTGATGGGCGTGTGCACAAGACAGTAAACGCTCGTGCATTGTGGGATCAGATACTACGCAGTACTTGGGACTGGGCTGAGCCAGGTATCCTATTCATTGATCGTATCAACAAGAAGAATAACTTGTGGTACGCTGAGAAGATTGCAGCTACTAACCCTTGTGGTGAACAGCCGCTACCGCCTAACGGTGCGTGTCTACTTGGTTCATTCAACCTGACTAAGTATGTAGTAGAGCACGAAGGTAAGTACGTCTTCAATATGAACCAACTACGTAATGACATTCCTCACGTTGTACGTGCTATGGATAATGTAGTTGATCGTGCAACGTATCCACTAAAAGAACAGGAGTTAGAAGCCAAGAGTAAAAGACGTATGGGCCTTGGTGTTACTGGGGTAGCTAATGCTATCGAAGCACTAGGGTTTGAGTATGGCAGTGAACGATTCCTGCAAACCCTTGAAGAAATTATGGGGGTGATTAGGGATGTTGCATATACTACATCTGTCGAGCTTGCTATTGAGAAAGGTCCGTTTCCTCTCTTTACTCAAGCTTATCTGGAGAGTGACTTTGCTAAGTCTTTACCTAGCAATATCCGTAACCTTATTAGCAATCACGGTATTCGTAACAGCCATCTGCTTTCTGTTGCTCCAACAGGAACTATCAGTCTGTCAGCCGACAACGTATCCTCTGGAATCGAGCCTGTCTTCTCACATTACTACGACAGAACTATCCAGACCTTCGACGGACCAAAGGTTGAACGAGTAGAAGACTACGGCTATCGTGTGTTTGGTGTTAAGGGCAAGACTGCAGACGAGCTATCAGTGTTTGATCACGTCAAGGTACTGAATGTAGCATCACGTTATGTTGACTCGGCTTGTTCTAAGACGTGTAACGTAGGTGATGATGTAACGTGGGAAGAGTTCAAGCAGGTGTATATGGATGCCTATGATGGGGGTTCATCTGGTTGTACTACATTCCGTGCAGCAGGTAAGCGATACGGTATCCTCAATGCATCTACATCTGAGGACGTTGTAGAGGAGCCACAGGTAGAGGAAACAAAAGACTACGTAGATGAAGGTGGTGCTTGTTACTTCGATCCTGCTACTGGCTTACGTCAGTGTGAGTAGGAATAGGCCAAAGAAACTGGGTACTGTCCCATCACCCTGCGTGAAGGTCTGTCGTATAGATAACGATGGCTTTTGCGTGGGGTGTAAAAGAACTCTTGACGAAATACGAGAATGGTGTATAATGTCAGAGTACGAGCAACAGAAACTCTTGTTTGAGTTAAAGTGGAGACAAGATGCAACTTGATCTATTCAATGAGCCAGTAATTACTAACTTAGACCCTGATCTTAGGGTGTGTACTAAATGCGGAGAAGAAAAGGACATAGAGTTATTTCACGTACCTTACTACAAAAGTGATGGCTCTCCTAGCCACAGTCATACTTGTAAGTCTTGTAAGAGTCACTTCAGTTCAACAGTAAATACGTTGAAAAAGATATATCCAAAGCCTGAAGACTCTAAATGTGAATGCTGTGGAGACTTCACAGTCAAGCTAGTGCTAGACCACAACCATAAGACTAATGAGTTTAGGGGTTGGCTATGTACAAACTGCAACCAAGCTTTAGGTAAACTAAAAGAGGATGTAGATGTAGTAATTAAAGCAGCGAGGTATCTAAGTGAACGATCCAGTAAATAAACCAGCGCACTACAATCAGGCTGGCATCGAATGCATTGACGCTATCGAAGCTATGACTGAGAATATGTCAGGCGCTATAGCACCACAGGCAGCTAACGTATTAAAGTATATGTGGAGATGCGAATACAAGAATGGCTTAGAGGACATCGACAAAGCTATTTGGTATCTCAATCGAATGCGACAGCGCTGGGTAGAAACACACAAATAAGTGTTGACAGTGTGTTTTACTTATGGTAGAATACACGCACATCCCCCAGCACTGGAGTTAGTATGGGATTTAGTATAGAAGAAGAAGCTAAGCGTTTCATTGAACATAAGCGTGTGCAGTTCATCCA